GGAGACAGTCGAAGAGCACCACGCTCAAAAGATGCGACATCTTCGCTGAAGAGCTTTTCAATCTCATCTTTAGTCCAGGCGCGATTGTCTTCAGGGCGCAGCGGGAACTCTTTGCGGATCATGCCTTGGTAGTCACCGACACGGGCTACAGGCAGTCTGATTTGTTCTTGATACAGCACATGGCCGTAGCCAATAGTCCAGATGTGAGCCGGGCATAAATATGGCCTGTTCCGATACCCTTCGTACCGGTGCATCAAAGCCGCACCGACCGGACTCAATTTCACTTCTTGCCCCAGCTACGTGTACCGAACCAATATCCAACCGTAGCACCAAGCATTGCCATTTCATCTTGCGAAAAAATAACATCAGTGACGCGAATCAGGTCATCTATGTTCTTAACTAGCCCAGGCTGGTTAAACGCATACCAAGCGATAGCCGCATTGATGGCAACAAGTTCAAGGATAAAGATGTAGGTTACGGTAGGGCGCACAGTCCCAACATAGCTGGCGACCCACTTACTAGCGCGGTCCAGCACCTTCTCATCATGCCTAAGCGCCGCCTCGGTCATCTGCGCCTCGGTTTGCATGGCAATCTGATCTGTCCTGATCTCCTCCATCCGCGCCTGGGCAGCAAAGCCTTGAGCAGCTAGTTGCAGCTCACGCTCAATCTGGACGCGGGCCAGAGCCAACTCATGTTTCTGGTCTGCGCGGTTCTGGAAGAAGTCAAGCAGCTTAGGCAAGCCGCTGATAAGCAGGCCGCCGAGCGTTGACAAGAGAGACAGCATTACACGCTCCTTGTGGTGATCGTGTCATCACCCTTTGACACAGTAACGTGACCATCATTGACATCAACGCGCATTGGAGGTTCTTTCTGATCAAGGCGGTTGATCAGTTCCTTGATGATGGTGATCTCAGGCTTCTCTTCCTTCTTCACCTCATTGACGATACCCGACACCATTTGGATCAAGGCCATCGTCGCGGTGGCAACCAGCCCGATCACGGCAGGTAGAGCATTAGCATCGAGAAAAGCAGAAGCTGCAACACCCACAAGAACCAGCAGAAAAATCCACAGGAGGGCTTCTTTGCCGATAGCCTTACTTGCTACTTCTCGGGCAGTGGCTTGCGCCTCCAGACGGTCTAGTTCGACCGCAGCCTGGGCCTTGAGAAGTTTGATCGGGTCCGGTTCCATTACGCTAGCCCCGTCTTCTTAGCGATAAACATAAGCAGTAAACCGATAGCTCCCCAGAGGAATCTATCCAACCAAACATTTACACGCTTGTTTGCAGGCACATAGGCCTCTAGGTCAGACACCCGCTGCTCGACTCGCTCTAGGGCCTTAAAAGCCCTTTCCTGAGCCGCTGCTGCTTGTGTCTGACGCTCCTCAATCAAAGCAAGTTTCGTTATTGCCGCAGTCAAGTCCTTAAGAACTGCCTTCATTTCACCCACATCTTCGTGGAGAGTTTGAAGTTTGTGCGACAAAACGTCATCCATTTTTACTCTGCCTTGATCTGAGATTTGCCTTGCTCAACGATCTTGGGGATCAACTGAGAAACTGCTTCAAATGGCAATTTGCTGAGTGCAGCCAATACGAGATTGGTTTCGTCAGCGGTCAGCGTGAGTGTGATGTCTTGCATTATGCGCTCCAAGGAAGAGGTGGGGTGATGATTGGCGGATTGACCTGATTGTCAATCTGCTGTTGAACCGCAGCTTCAGTAGCAGCCTTGTCCACGCCGTCTTCCCAGATCCAGCCGAGCACCATGTCTTGGGTAAGCTGATCGTAGGGGACGAAATCAGCGGGATCGGGCGTGGGGATAGCGCAGGTGGAGTAGACCTGTGCGTTGTAGGTGCCGTCAGTGCCGGAGCACTGCCAATGGCAAACAAAAACTACGTCCTTTTCTCCATTCACTTCTGGATAACAATCCATCTGGGTAATTTGCCAGTTGAAAACCGTGGTCATCATTCTTCCTTTCAAAATTTGGCATGAGCGCCGTGATACAACCGTCTGGCCTCATCGGCCACAAAACAAGCGAGTTCAAAATCCTCAAAAACACCTAAGTGTTTGGATCGCTGCTTTACTTGGACTCTTGACATCCATTTTTGAGATGGCTTACTCCAAACAACGCCTCTGTGCCCACTAGTATTTTTTACGTTAAGTTTTGAGTTGTAGGCGTTTAAGGCTTTATTTGATGCTCTTAGATTATAGATTTGGTTGTTGGATGTGTTTCCATCAATGTGGTCAACAACTTCTGGGATATAACCTTTGTGCATCAAAAACACTAATTGGTGGACGTAGAGCCTATTTTGATTGACGGTGACTTTTTTGTAGCCATGACCTGAATGCGTTCCTGCTTCCATGTCGTCTTTGGGTTTGCGGCTACATTTTGGACGCTCTCGCCAGAACAACACGCCATCCCTGTACTCAAACAGGCGATGCGCCTCTTCTTGTGTCAGGGTGGTCATGGTGTTTCCTTTTGGTTAAGCGACACGGTATACCGTGAACGTGTTGAGAGCGGTTTTGCGGAATCGGAACGTGCCTGATGTGTTACCCGAAACAGTCAGGTTACCCACCGTGGTGTTGCCGTTTGCGGCAATGGTGATGGCGTTTGCCGTGGTAGCAATAAACACGCACTCAAAAGCCGTGTTTGTTGCCATGCTGGTTGTGTATCCTTCCAGTGACGTTCCGGTCGGCAAGGTCAGAGTAACAGCCGCATTGCTGGTGATGATCTGCGCTTGAAGGTTGGCAACCGTCAGGGTGACGGAAGTATTTTGCGCGGATTCCGCAGGCTGGAAATCAATCTGGTTACCGCTGCTTGTGATGCGCATGCGCTCGGCATTATTGGTGCCGATGATTACAGGACTAGCCTCGATTGTTCCAAGCAGTAAACCATTACCACCACTGTGATATAGCAGTGAATAGTTTGCTCTTGTAATCCCAAATGTAACATTTGTTTCTGTTGCTATATAAGTGGCTAATCCGCCTTCTACCGTAGTATTTGCAATAGTTTTATATAAAGCGCCACCACCTGCAGAGGCGTCTGTTGTAGTTAGTGCTGCTGTAGCGTACCCCGTAGGCACATCGCTAACGCGGAAGTCAGCAAAACTGTCTACTACATGCAATTTTGTCGAAGGCGAAGTCGTCCCAATCCCCAAATTACCAGCCGCAGTCAGCGTCATCGCCTGGGTGAAGGTGATCGCGTTGCCTGCGGTTCCGGAGGGAGCGGTGTTCCAAATATGAGAGCCGTCGTTTTGGTAATACTGTGCGGCAGGCTGACTAACCCCGTATATCCAGTTCGTGCCGTTGTAGTAACTGTTCGACCCGAGCCACACTTGTCGGCCTGCAACAGTGTCAGTGCGGCCACCAACATAACTTGCGCCGCCGCCAAGTTGCATTACCTTGAAGATGCTCCCCCAAGCACTCGGCGTCACCCCCAGTCCGAGATTGCCGGAGGCGTCCAGCAGCATTCGCTGCGTCCAACTTGCGGAGTTATTGCGAAGCTGGAACGACAGGTCGTAGGCCGATGAACCGTTGAAAATTGACTGAATTCGCGCACCGTAACCACTGCTGGAAGCGTCCGCTACAAGTTCTAGACCACCAGTACCAGCCAAAGCAGTGCTTGACTGTTGGATGATGATGTCGCCCTTGTGTGTAGCGTTACTTGCGCGAGCCGCACCAACAACATCCAACTTCGCCCCCGGCGAACTCGTCCCAATCCCGAGGTTGCCGGAGGAGTCGAGACGCATGCGTTCGAACGGGGAAGTATCAGAACCTCCATTGGTGAGGAAAGTCAGCGCACCAGCACTGTTAACACCCCAGTTGCTTGGAATTCCACGAACTTGAGCAACGTCACCAGTAAATGAAGCACTAGGATTAAAGCGTACTGCTCCACCGTCTGCTGATCCACCAAGAATTCCCAGACTTAAGCCAGCAAATGTCGAACCTGTACCAGAACTAAACGTGGATATGAGTACGTTGCCATTAACATGCAGTTTTGCAAGCGGAGCTGTCGTCGCAATTCCTAGGTTGCTAGACGCATCCAGCGTCATCGCCTGGGAGAAGGTGATCGCGTTGCCTGCGGTGCCGGAAGGGGCAATGAACCAGCGGTGTTGCCCGTTGAAATTCATTTCATACCGGGTCGAGAGTTGTCCTGTGAAGGTATAAATCCAGTTTGTGTTGTCGTTCCTAAAGTTTGTCCCAAAATTTAGACTGTTTACATTTGCAGAAACAACACCTGCACTTGCGCCAGCAACTTCTATAGCCTTGTAATTACTCCCCCAAGCACTCGGCGTCACACCCAAACCGAGGTTGCCGGAAGAGTTGAGACGCATGCGCTCGGTCAGCGACCCACTAACTGGTCGTGTCGAGAAGAAAATCTCACCCGCGTCATTACTGCCTACCGACTGGCTGCGGATCGATGCGTTGACCGTACCGCCGTTGCGCTTGAAATCTACCGCCGCGACATTGCCAGATGCTGTGTTGCCAGTAATGGTGACGATGGAGTCACCCGTGTTGGAGACTTCCAGCTTGCTGCTTGGCGAACTCGTCCCGATCCCCAGCCCAGTGGTGTTAAGGCGCATTTGTTCGGTGCCGGATGCGGTCCAGCGCAACGCTGTGCTACTTGCCGGGACTTCCATAATCCAAGACTCTTGACCATCTTGGAAAAGCTGGATACCCGTTGCGGAACCGTTTGGCTGATTGACCATCAGCGTGGCGTTGTTTGTTGCCGCGCCAGTGCCGATCTTGGCACCACCGGAAACTGTCAGTTTGGTGGTTGGTGAACTCGTCCCAATCCCGAGGTTACCGGAGGAGTCGATAATTGCCGATGTGTTGTTACCTTGCCCTGAAAGACGCAGTCCGTTTTCAGCGCGAATAGCAAGTTGGTTTGCTGGTGCCCCAGAAATCAATCCAGAAGCAGAACCAATAAAGCCAAGCACACCGTTAGTTGAGTCTGACCACCTCGCAGTAGACGCCCCTGCCGCAGCGTTGATGTGCAACGGGTTGCTTGGCGAACTCGTCCCAATCCCCAGCCCGGTGCTGGTGAGGCGCATATATTCCGTGTTGGCAGCTAAATTAGTAAATGAAATACCTTCAACACCTGAAGTTAGAGGCCTCATTTGTGCGCCAGCACTACCACCTGACTTCAGAAGATAAGCGGTCGTACTTGAAAAATATCCTCCACCTACAGTTGCTGCTTCTGTTCCATTAAAAGTAAATGCACTTGCCGTGGTCAGCGCACTTGTGCTGCTTGCGTAGACAACCCCGTTGGCGGTGAAGCTCGTAAGGCCGGTGCCTCCGTTAGCAGTTCCCAGCGTTCCAGCAAGCGTAAGCGTCCCAGAAGACGTAATAGGCCCACCAGAAAACGTCAGGCCCGTGGTGCCGCCAGAAGCGTTTACAGACGTTACCGTGCCCGTCTCGGGGGCAGAGATGGTGATAGAGCCTGGGCCATTGGTGATGCTAATACCAGTGCCAGCAGTCAGGTTCGCGTTCTTCCACAGGTCTGTGGCAGCGTCATAGATGATCGTCTGACCATTGACAGGGCTGTTGATCTGGACATCGTGGATTTCTTCCAGTTCAAAACCGTTTTGAACCCTGACGTAAATCTGACCATTTCCAGCGTTGGCCCGCTCAACTACACCGATGTAGACCAGATGGTTAGGGGCCTTTGGCTTGACAGATGTCAGAGTGCCAGGAGTAGCACCCAAGTAAAGAGTGGTTCCTTCAGCGTAAGCATTGGTGTTAATTCCATTAAGGGTGCCCTGCGTAAGGACAAGACCTTGTTGATTAGCCGCAATGTCCTCCGCAGCAAGACCAAGCGTCTTGGCAGATGTTGCGTCACTGGTGTTATAGGCCAGCCTGACCGTCGCAAGATTTCCCTGAGCCTGATACAGATAAACTGGCTGACCTTTCAGGATCGTGACTGCCTCTGCGTTCCTTACTTCTGCATAGATCAGTTCAGTAACCGTAGTAGCGACAGGACCGACTTGTTCAGTGGTTCCGTCCGTATAAACAAATTGCAGGTAGTAATCCGCACCTACAGTGATCAGGTTAACCGTGGAAATCCCGCGTCCAGCGCGGCCCTGGTCAACATCAATGATGATGTTGTTTGCGTCTTGAACGATGACTTCCATGATTAGACCTTGTAGATTGCGTCAGAACGGACCAAGAAGAACAGGAAGATGATCAAGTCCTGCGCCGGGTCGCTGCCTTGTACTGGGAATGAAATCTTGATTCTTCCAGTGAACGCAACAGGATTCACTCTGTCGATTGTCAGTTCTGGGTCAGTGTTTAAAATGCCCCAAGCGCTTTCATCAATCGAAAGCGTAAACGATCCATTCGCCGCCACAACATTAGTGACGGTCAGCGGAATGGCCGTTGGGGTTGGGGTGAAGTCCCCAACGTCAAATGACAACCCGTTGCGGGTGTCAATTAGATTAGTGACTGTCCTACGGATAATCTGCGCGTTAATCGTTGCGCCCGTAAGATTATAAGGAACACCACTGTTTTGAAACGTCAGGTTCCAAAACGTCTTCTGGTTCCACACCAGTTCACCAGACAAGACCGGAGTGTCAAAGCCAGAAACCTGGGCAATGACGTTCTTTGAGAAACGCGCCATACCATCCCCTACGAGGGTTAAGAGCCACCAAGTTCGCTCAGTGGGTCCGGTCTTGTCTTTTGTAGATTCTAGCCCCTGAATCGTATCAGATCAACAAAGCGCCAAAGGTCTTCTTGTCGGAAGACTCCAGCAGGCTTGTTAGGTGCCCATGATGGATTAGCGCTCATAAGCTCCGTGTAATCAAAGCGATCTTCTCTGATCACTGTGCCATCAGCGGCAGTTAGCCCAGGCGTGTCACAGATCACGAATGAATTATAGGTCTGTGAAGGAAAGGGTTGAAATTTACCATCAACAATTTCACCCTTGCCAACCAAAAATCTAACATAAGAATTAACTATGTGCTCAAACGAGATGATGTCCTCGTTAACGACTTGTTCTGGGATTGTCTGTGTTCTCATGTTATTTCCTTTAAGCAGGCCAAATTGCTATGTAATAATCACTTGAGTTAATTGTTAATTTTAACCATTCATTTGTACTGTTGGCTCCAGGCTTAGTTGTGTAAGACGTTGTTGCTGTTGCAGTTCCAGTAGTATTAGTTCCAGACAAATAATATTTATTAGTTCCAAAACCAAGATATCCAGCAACAAGACCTGGATTTACAGTGTCATTGTTAATAGGTATTTGATTGCTTCCAGTTCCAACATGCCGACCATCAACCATATCAGCATTAAGGTTTGCAACCACTGTTGTATTAGTAATGGTCATTGGACCATTAACATAAATGGCAGTTCCAGTGCCAGTTGCAGTCGCCTCAACAGCTATATGTCCCGATGTAGCTCCAACGCCAATTCCAGAGCCTCCATCTCCATATACAGCATACGTTGATGTTCCTCCAGTAGTGGTTCCCTGAACTCCACGGTATGCAGATGTGGTTCCTATAACACCCAAATAGGTTGCATATCCAGCAACAGCAGTTCCTGTAGATTTTACATTTGTTGACCAATTTGTAATGTCTGCGGCAAACGCTCCACCTGGATCAGTAAATTTTGCAACCGTATAAAACAATCCGCTTTGATAAGTTGAAGTGCAGTTAAGTTTTCCGTCAATATTCAAACTGGTTCCGTCCCAGGTCAATGACTGAGTTGACGAACCGATTGAGAACTTGTAGGCAGCACCTGAATAGCCAAGGAAGAAACCAGTTCCTGTGTTGTACGCTGTTTGGCCACCTTTGATGTTGCCAAGAGTATTGATGGTCAGAGAATCCTGAACCGTCAAAGCTCCGGTGTTCACCGTGATGGCAGAAAGCGATCCAACCTTGAGAGTAGACAGATATGGAACATTCCATACTGTATTACCTGTTGCAGGGTCATAAATACCATCAGATTGATAAACAGATTGACCTGCAATAATCGTAGGAGGCGTTGCAACCCATGCTTGATTTACGCCACCAATAGTCGCGCCCCAAGAACCATTGGCAGGGAAACTTGTGCTACCAGATGTAGTGATGGTTGTCGGACTTGAACTTAGAGTCGTTAGGTCTGTTGATGTATAGCAAATACGCGATGATGCACCATTAGTCCCATTTGTTCCGTTAGTCCCATTGGTGCCGTTAGTTCCATTGGTGCCGTTGGTGCCAGAATATCCTCTGGCAGTAATTGATGCACTTGTCCAATTAAATGATGTGGTTGAATTTGTTGCTGTGTCAGTAATAAATACTGTTGCGCCCCACAATGTAAAACCGACAGACGGGGATGTGCCTGGAGTCAGCGTCCAACCACCTGAAGGCGCTGAACCAAAAGCACCCGTGCTCCATGTATAAGTTGCGGAGCCTGATGGTCCAGAAGGAATACTTACAGCCCACTGATATACGGTTGGTTCAGCAGATTGCGTTGCATTGGCTCCGTTAACTCCATTAGTCCCGTTAGTGCCATTAGTTCCTGCGTATCCAACAATATATGCTGTACTTGTAGACCAAGTTACCGTGGAGTTTGCTGTTGTATTAGTATCGGAATAAATTTGCTTACATGCGTATAAATTCTGTCCAGCAGGCCCAACCCCTGGAGTTTGAGTCCAGCTATTCAATGTCGCAGGATTGGTGAATGTTCCTGTTGCCCATGTATAAGTAGATGTCCCAGACGGAAATGTGGTTGGAGTTGATGCAGACCACCTATACAACTCAAGTTCTGCCGTTCGTGTTCCATTTGTACCGTTAGTACCTGCATCACTAAATACAAATTGAACCTGGGCTGTTGCGGCTTGAATAACACCACCAGACAAATCTTTATATCGAACAGGAACAGTTAAAACCGCAGGGGAACTTGTCATCGATGACGGTATTCCCCATTCCGCATATGTACCGCCATCAGTAATAGAACCTAGAGTTAAACCACCAGTGGTTGTTATGTCTGCGTTGCCCGTAGTTGAACTAGCACCAATTCTCCAAGAATTATTTACAAATGATCCAGCCGAATCTGTTTGTGCAGTGACGAAATTTACTGCGCCACCAGCATTTGAACCATAAAGCCTTGTAATTATTCCAGTAAAAGTTGGAGTTACGCCAGACCTTGGGACTTGAATTGCCGCAGGAGCAAAGGAAGTAACAAAAGAAGTCGCCGCTAAAGTTGCCCAAGAAAACGATGATGAAATAGTTGATAGTTGAGAAGACCCATATTCATTTGCCACACTAAAAGCAAAGTAATATGTGTCCGTTCCCAACACAACATCAGTAAATTTGATTGTCGCGCTTTGAGCAAATGGCTGAGAGTTAGGAGATATTTGAGTTGCCCAAATCTTCCAATCAGTCTGAGTTGGAGACGCGACGGTCGTATAGAAAAGACTGATGGACGTAACTCGCCCAGATGAAGGAAGCTGGCAGGAAACACTAAAAGTAGGAGGACTATCTCCAGGCAGTTGATCAGAAAACGTAGGAGCAGATAGCGTCGGGAAATAGAAAACCGATGCCATCAACGAGTTAGGCGCAGGAGCAAACTGCTGGATGGTGCCGTCGTCATAGACACTAGCGTTGTATTCTGCGGCTTCTAGTCTTGCTCCAAGGTTGCCATCAGGAAGAGATGCTTCCTGTACCTTGGTGACTCGGAAGAGTTTTGCTGACCAACCGTAGTCCGAATTCGTTACGGAGATCACATCTCCCGCGTCTACTTGAATGCCTGTGTAGGCAGTAGAGAAGGACACGATCAGGTCTTCTCTGGCCTGCTCAAGAATTCGGTTAGCTAGATAACTTGCTTGTACTGAGTCATTGACCAGATCAAAACTGGTTGAGTATTTGTTTACTGGCTCATTAGGATAGAGAAGCCCAGCAGGCGTCTGAAGAAAGACATACTCTGGTTGGTCTTTGTTGTCCTTAAATGGGAATGAGACTTCAATCTGGTTAATAGAAGACGCTAAATCAACTACAGAGACTTTGATCTCTCCAATAATATTTGAGTCATTAAAAGCAAAACTTGTAGATTCTGCCTTATTGATTACTGGTGCCCACTGACCCGTAGAGGCTTGGTAAGACAACCAAGAATCACACGCGGTCAGAATCTTGTCTACGTTTTCGAGGACCGATCTTCCGGTATCAATGACGCCATTAACGCGATACCTCGCTTGCGTAGCGGAGCCTCCACCAGAGGGCGTATAGGAGATCGTAGCGTCCGAGTAAGTGTTTAGAGCGTTGCAGGCAGTCGTATTGACTGAAGCCGCAGGAACAGCCCCTCCATAGGTCGTAGAAGTCAGGTAGTCGTAAAGCGCATCCCCAGGCTTTGCAACACCCGTTCCGTTCAATGCGTGTTTGACCTTGAAGGTGACAGGCTGAAGAGAGGTAGTCCCAGCGTCTCGGTTGTAGATGAGCTTGACAATGGCAAACGCCAAACCATTCATCTGCCGAGTGCCGGTCCAACGTAGGCCAGCGGCAATGTCGCTACCGCCCATGAATGTGGACGGAGAGGTGCCTGTGACGTTAGTTATCGTGCCAGCAGCAGTCGAGGTGTAGAGGTTGATGTAGAGGTTTCCAGAAACTTTTGTATCTACATTTCCATCACCGTCAGTCAGCGATATAACTTTAGTTGGATCAGTGCCATCAAAAGCTACAAGCCGATCACCATAATAGAACTTCGTCCGGTCATAAGTAAACTGTCCGTTTGGCGAGATATTGGAGATCGCCAAGACGTAGTACATCGTGTTCTGATCTGTGGACAGCACTGCATCCACAAACGTACCACCCATCCAGGCGTCACCATAAACGACTGGGATTGAGTTAGTAGAACTTGGAGGTACTTGCTGCCTTACTCCGCTATCCGTTTGATCAGGGGACTTCTGACCAAATACTCGCGTGATTATGTAAGACGCAGCAAAGTTGATCGCAAACGTGGCTACAGCAAGAGCAGCCCCAGTAAGTTGCGCTCCAATCGCCGCCAATACTACTGATGCTGGCATGTCTTATTCCTTAACGAATGTCGTTTCGATCTTCTTGAAGCCTGGAAGACTCTGCACAGAACTTGTGTGCATGAGCGATGCACATACGATGTCAGCACGTTTTTCTCGGATCAGTTCTTCCGAGTGCTTTACAAACTCAAAGAATAGTCTTCCACCGATTGTGCCCTGTCTGTATTCAGGATGAACCCACCAAGCGACTTCTTTAATCTCTGCGACCTGTGGGCACCAGAAGTTAGGCGTAATGATGGCAGCTAACATGCCTCGCATCTGATCATCCAGTAGGACAAATCCTCTTCCGATGATCAGAGACTCAATCAACGCTTTTACATAGTTATCGTTCTGTACTTTAGAGTCTCTTAGAGCATCAATAGGCGACTCGCTGGCGTACCTACGCATCATCTCTGTACAGGCAGGTACGTCAAACTTAGACGCAAATCGGATCATGGTTGCTCTCTAAAGTCTGGCGTTAACTTGTCTTCGCCAGGAGTAGAGACACCACCAGTTTTCGGAGGCGCTCCAAAGTCAAAGTATTGATTGGAGATCGCAGCAACCCGGTTCATAGACGTATCGCTAGGGTAAAAGAACTGCCAAGACTTCTGGTTAGTCCTCAGCCCTGCAATGCGGTTCTCTAGAACCTTCCTCATTGAGGTGCATGAAATAGTGCAAGTAGCTACGCGAGTCCGAGCCTGATCGTTGAAGTCCTCAGAGATGCCTACAGAATTAATGATCCCTGTGTATCTCTTGAAGAACTGAGTTGACGGAGTGGTGATGATCTGGTTGTTTAAGTCTAGGAAGCCTCGCCAGATTTCTACGGTGGAGCCTTTGATATTAGAAGAGAGAATCAAGCCTACGTTGGTAGGGTCAATACCCGTCAGACTGATCGTGATGTCGTCGGATGTGCTTTTAATGTCTTGAGGAATATCCCCAAGTTGAAGCAGCATCCCGAGGTTAGAGAACGTGATGCCACTAACCGTAATCGGAGCAGCAGCGTTGCAGAATGAGTAAGTCGTAGTTACTGGATTGCCAATCTGAAGCCTGACAAACTCAGCGTGTCTTATATTTGCGCTCGAAAGCGCGTTCATTGTCGTACTCATGGAGCCACGTTCTCCCTAAACACAAAAGGACCGTCCCAGTTCACAAAAGCACCATTGGTCATTGGAGTCAGAGTGTATGTCGGGCACTGCTCCGCGTACACAGGAAAACTCACCGCAGAGCCAACAGCGGTCAGCGTACCAGTAGAAGGTGTACCAATCACAGGCCGGTGGATCGTGGCGTTCACAGTAGACGCGCCGCCCCTTAGAACGTCCGCAGTGATCTTGTAGACGTAAGACCCTAGTTGGATGAAGTCCCCCGCCGCCAGGACGACTACAGAGCTTCCTACAGCAGGCAAGTTACCGATAGAGATCGTAGTTGCGTTAGCCGCAGGCACAGAAGCCAAAGTCAGCGCCGCCGCCTGGGCACCAGATAGGCCACCGCGATAAGCAGTAAACCAAGAAAGATTGCTGCTAGAAAAAGTGATGTTTGCAGCAGTTTGACGGTCAAGGTTGTCAATCGTCTGGATAACATCTCGGACCTGTGGGTAGTACAAATAGTTATGCGGGACGATGGTAAACACCCAAGGCACCGCTGTCAGGTACTGAGCGGTCCTGATTTGCCCGCCTCTAGAGACTTGCTGGCCGACAGTACGTCGGTTATTCACAGTCATGGACTGCTGAATATCGACTATCGATTGAAACGACATTATGCGCGTCCTCTTCCAATGGCAAGAGACTTGTTAGCGTAGGCATTAGCTGCCCACACCGCTGTACTACTTCCCATGATCCTATCCTCAAAACTCTTTACGTCAATCGCTTGGATGTTGTAGTTGTTAATAACCTGGGAACCACCAGTAGAGGAAAGAGCGTTATTAGGAACAATAGTCCCAGATGTGCGAGGCACAAACATCTCTGGACCTTTCTCTCCAACCATGTAAGACGTTCCTGCATTAACAGGCCCCCCATAGGCTCTTGGCCTTAGCCCAGAACCTCCGGTAATAGTTCCACCGCTGGCCGACCCAAATGAGAACCCAAAGTTTCTCAGGAAGGAATTGAACAGCATCGTTGCCGAGGCTTTCAACTGAATCAGTATTAGGTCTTGGATGATCGACCTAGCCAAGTCCTTGAACGACAGCTTCCCAGTACGAACGAAGTTCTCTAGAGCTTTCTCCATGTTCCCGAACACGGCATCGTAGACACGCTGGGTGGCCTTCAGAGAGTCCTGCATAGAGATGAACATCTCTTGCATACCTTGGTTCCTGCGAGCCTGGGAGATCAATAGATCACGCTTCTCAGGGCTGAGATCAGGATTAGCCATGATCTCTGCGATCTTTCTCCGAGTTTCCAACTCCAGCATGGCAATCTGAAGTGCTTTGTCAGAGGCTCCGATCAGAGAACCTTTGAGTTGCAGTTTCTGCATTTCGTACTCAAGGCTTTCCTTTTCTACTTGACCCGTCTGAACTAACTGGTTGTAAATCTGATCCCTGCGAGATTGCTCTTGAGCAAGATCATTCATGGCCTCATCAGCAAGTTTCTGACGGTCGGCCATTTCATCTGCGTAACGCTTCTTTGCAAGGTCGCGTAATTGTTTTTGCTTATCCTGCTCAATTTGAATTAGTTGTTGAGAAAGTAGTTTTGCATTTTGTTCAGCAAATACATCAGCTTCTGATTGATTCTTCTTTGCCATTTCGTTTCTGGCAAGGAATATCTTTTCTTGAGCATTAAGCTCAATAGTCATCATGTCATTCGCAGCCATCCTGCGACGATCATATTGATTTTTCACTATTGCCTGATCAATCTCAAAAGCAAGTTGTCGGCGCTTCTCACCAAACTTAACTTCATCGTTAATTTCTTGCGTGTTTTGTTGTGATTTCTTCGCTGCTTCTTCACCGGCTTGCATCTTGTCAAGGATTGTTTGCCTCTTAGTTACAAACTCCTGAAAGCTCTGCAACAGTTTCCCGTAGTAAACAGAGTCAGGATTAGCCTTATTAAGTTGATTTGCCGCAGCAGTGATGAATTGGTTTATCTGATCCAGTTGATCTTCAAGAGTTTGTGGCCGACCGATATTAAGCAAAGCATTCCAAGCTGCACTAGCCGCATTCTTAAGTTTCGTCCATGCTCCCTCAAGAGTTCCCACTTGGCGCTCTTGGTCTTGAAGTTTCTTATTCAGCGCATCAGCAGCAACCTTGGCGGCCTCTTGAGCTTTGCCTTGCTTATCAAGAAGAACAATGTGCTTGTATTGCTCAAGTGTTAGGAAGTGCATCCTGTCATTGAGCGACTTAATAGAGGACGCGCCGCCATCAAAAGCAGGGATTAGTTTCTGTGCAACCTCAGTAGCCGTTTCACCAGACAACTTGGTGACGTTGGCAATAGCTTGGGCGACAGAACCTAGAGATTGATCTGTGAACTTTCCAGACTTGACCAACTCCATCAAGATGTCTTTGGTCTTGCCAATAGACAAGTTGGTCTTTGTGCTGACCGAATCAGCGAGATCAAGAAAAGTCTTTTGCGTTAGGTTTGCATAGTTGCCTGTCAGGATCAACTGATCTCTGAGTTCCGCTGCATCTCTAGCGCCCTGATAAAAAGCAAAACCAAGAACACCAACGCCAGCAGCAAGCCCTGTGATCGCCACCTTCATCGGGGTGATCATTAAAGAAAGGGCTTTGAACATATTGCCCACGCCACCGAACTGATCCTTCAACTGACCACCCTGCTGGAGCAGAGCGATCATGGCGCTTTGGCCTGATGCGATCTGGGTTACGAGGTCGGTTGTTTGATAGGTGATGGCGAGCTTCTGCTGCTCAGACAGAACCCCCATCGTGCGCTTGCCTGCCGCAGACACTTCGTCGTAAGCCTTAGCCTGGGCAAGAAGCTGTTGCTGAAGAGCAGGAGCCGCGTTCTTGAATCTACCTGCGGCAATCTCACGCTCAATCTGCGTTACCTTGGAAACCTCTTTGCCATAGTCTTCAGTGGCGTATTTAAGAGCAACAATCTCTTTAGCCGCAGCATTAGATTCCCTAGTAATGGCCGCCTTGAGGTTTCTAGTCTCAGCAATAGCCTTGTCAACGTCAGCAGTAAATGACGCAGTATCAAGACCAAGAACGACACCAAGTCGAGCAATGTTGCTGGATGCCATTACTTCTTCCTTCGATTCAGTCGCTTCGCGTAAGCAGGGATTATGTAAGCTAACTCGCTCTTTAGTGCATCTAAAACTATCTCTACTTGACTATCTAACGCAGGTCTTAAAAAAGGATGACCGTTTGGCATTTTGCTAGTCCCAAACTCCTGAGCCAATGACACCGCGCTCTTCTTAACCGAAACAACCGCAATAGCCGCGTCTGTCTCGTTGACGTACTTGGACATCTTGTCCCTACCGTGAGGGATTCTGGCGTCTAGTTTTACCGTATCTCTGAGGTGGATTGGTCCGGTGTTGCTTTCATCATAGGGAGCAGTCTGCTCAACCCGCTGATACACCGGCAACATAGCATTACGCGCCGCCTTTACGAGGGTGTTCCTCGCAACTAGGTCAGCGCGATAGCCTTGAGCCAAGTCCCGAAGTTGCTGCTCTAACTCAGCAAATCCCTCTAACTTGACCCCTCGCTCATTGGGTATGTACGCCAAACAACTTCTCCGCGCCTGGGGCCTGAGCCATGAAGGAAATCAGATTGTTGTTGACGGCAACCTTTTGTTCCTCTTCCGTCAACGGAGGAACAATGTACTCATGGGTTGAAGGAAGAATATCCTTCATCTCAAACGCTTTGTTCCCTTGTCGGAGTTTAGCGTTTAGGTTCCCAGTAGCAAAGCCACTCAAGGCTAACAGCATAGCCTTGTTCCCCAGATAACCGTCATGCAGCATGATCTCGATGTTCCGCATGTCGTCTGCTGGGATGTTGTCAGGACACCCACCGTGAGCCCAGACGTAAGCCCGAGCCTGTGAGTAAGTGTCCCTTAAGAGTTTTTTCGGGAGTCCCCGTAGGAAGGCTGGATAGCCTCTTGAATGCCCTTGATCATCTCGAGTTGAACAGTGAAGGGCATTTCCTCTTCAATCTGCTCATAGGTCAGATCATCAAGATTTCCTTCGATGGGAACCAAGAGCCGGAACATCTCGACAATGCGGTTCTCGACCTGCATAGCGGTGCGTACAAGCTCTTTTGTGGACCGACCATCCACATATACGTCCCCGTCCTTTTCCTCGCCTTGTAGGCCCTTTACAGCCTTCTCGTAGCGGGTTTGGAACTTGGCCTCATCTACTACTTCAATCCTGGCTTGCATGTCCTCCATCTCTTTAGATAGAGGAACACGAACCTTGAAGGTCTTGTTCGCCAGGACGAACGACTTGATGCGAAGGGATGACGTATCCCCAAAGGCTTGGGAGAGCTTCATATTATCTTGGCTTTATGATGTGTTGATAGATGGAATCGTTGACACGAACCGCGAAGTCCACCACTTCCTCGGGGCTCATCGTGTTGGCGTGGTTCTTTGCAATCTCATGCGCAAGGCTCACAGCGGTAAGCCTTTGCTGAGTGAAACCAAACCAATCTTTTCTTGTCTCTGCTTGAGCAATTAAAAAGCCAAGCAGATCATTCGTGTTTTGTATTGTGGTCATTGTTTCAGGATTTGCAGACAGATATATTCCGCAGTGTCGGGTTCAGCCTCTTCCAAAGCTAACTCAACTTCCTCTTGGTCTACATGGAACCCCCGAGCAAACGCCCGGAGGTCGCCCTTGTACTCGACCATCTGAGCGATGATCTCATCCATTAGTTGTTGCTCCAGCCAAACTGACCGCCGCGAGGATGGATCGTGAACGTGGCCTTCGCTTCTGCCCCAGGCTGGGCATCGATCTGCCACTGCGCCGCCCGACCGTTGAACGCATAGGCCACCACGTTCGTGCCGTCGTAAGCAGCAATAACGTAGGTGCGATCCACAGTTCCAGAGTAGGCGTCAGTGCGAATCTGGATCAACGCGGTGTCAGCCGGGTTCCAGGCTGCCGTGATGGTCAGGCTAGTAGGGGCCGCTTGTGCAGGAATCTTGTCCGATTGCCGTGCGCCAGCAACCGAATAGTTCACTACTGCATCATCTTGCCCAAAAGCTGGGATAGCCTCCACAGCGATAGCCATACCGTTAGCACCAGTGCCGCCAGCAGTAGTGCCAACAATCGCCGCAACTTGCGCCGTCCAGACAGACAGGTTGGCAGTTGAAAGCGTGGTCGGCGTGGCCGCGCTTTGAGCCCATAGGGTCGCGGTAAACCCAGGAAGAACCTTACTTGGGAGTGCCATGATTTACCTCAGACGTTGTTAGACCAACCGAATTGGTTGCCACGCGGGTGGATCGTCAGCATAACCTTGGCTTCTGCGCCCGGTTGAGCATCGATCTGCCACTGAGACACGCGGCCATTGAAGGCGTAATAAACGATGTTTGCGCCTTCAGTAGCAGAGATCACGAACGTGCGGTCAACAGTACCGTTGTACGCATCAGCACGAAGCAACAGCAAAACCGAGTCAGTCGGATTCCACGCGGCAGTGATCGTGAGCGAGGTCGGAGCACTCTGGACAGGCACCTTATCGGACTGTCGAGCACCTGCAACAGAGAAGTTGGCAGAAGCATCGTCTTGACCGAACGCAGGCACTGCCTCGACGTTCATCAAGTTACCGGAAATAGCCAGAGGACTGACGCTTGCAACCAGAGCAAGCTGTGCAGTGGTCAACGGCGTCGGAGAAGCCCCAGGTTGTGCGTACATTGCCACACTAAACCCAGGCAGAACTTTATTTGGCAGAGCCATGATTTTCCTTTCAAGTTGGGATGTCTAGTGTGCAGTCCAAGAAAACCTGGGCCATCTTTTCTTTGTCGTCGTAGGAATTGTAGAGCCAAAACACATCCGCCTTGGCAATCCAAAACCCATATGTCGGCCCACCGAAAACTCCGGTGTAGCCATGCAAAGATTGTAGTATCTGGTTACTGATTGTGAAACCGTCTTCCATTCCCTGAGTGAAAATAGAGATTTGGAAGACAGGTCGATCTATACCTTTGTTTGCTTGGTTTCCACCTGTATACACTTCTTGGTGGACATTCCTAAGTTGCCAAGTGAGGAACTTAGGCTCTAAGGCAAAGTTACGGTTGAAAGCAGAGTAGACAGGAACCGGCGTGACAATGCTAGTCAGGTGAGCCTGAATCGCCTTAGCGTAGTCAACCGGATTCTTTTGCGATGCCATCAGACTGCCGTTTGAGGATCATTGCGGAAGCACAAGAGCTTTACGTGCTGCCGATTATTGTCTGACTTTGCGTCTTCAATTCGCCACGCTTTACCATCGTAGGTAATGGAATAATTACCTGGGTCTTCAACGATAGTTCTTGCGTTTGGAGTGTAGTTAATCTCAAACTCAGTGATGTCGTGATAGTCACGATACTTGTCTGAAATCTTGATTGAACTGTTTACCTCATGCACTTTTGCTCTGGTCGTAAACCACAGAGTCTGAGTTACACCCTGTTCACCAAACGCTGATTTGGTAAAAGAAAGCGTATTGATGCTGATGGATTCAAACCTAGTAATCATAGGACAAGAGGCTTATAAGGCCGCATCATCGCGTGAAATCCAAATGGAATCTCACGCAAAATTTTCTCTGTTGAATTTGATCTGGTGTTGTACCAGTGGGTCAACAACATCAGACCTGCTTGTTTGATGATCGGGTAGGTAGACAGCGGATTGGAAACCGTTGTGTACTCGCACAAAACAGGACTTGTCCTCATTGTGCTGAAGTCTGTAGGAATACTGTTCACAATGACCTTGTTTCCACTTTGATCGTAGTAATAATCAGATGGGGCAACCGTAGTCAGAACGTTAGAACTGCTCCAATACTTAACTGCTCTTACGTTAAGTCCAGACTGACTAGAGTACATGCTCTGACTCACCGCAGGCAAGTCTAGAGCAAGAGGAACACCATACAAACTGCTGGCGTTGTAGTAAACCCGATAACCAATCGGGAAGATCGACATTCCAAGATAATCCTCAATGAACTGCCTTACAGCCAACTCTAGACCGTAAAGGTAATCATCCTGGGATGTGTCACCGTACAGGTTGACTTGATCTCTGATCTCTTCAATAGTAAGCCAAGGCGTAACAACGTCACGGGAAATCTGTTCAACTTTTTCATAGTTGAACGGATTGCGGGGAGCACCGATGACGATGTTTTCTATGGTCATACCTTGACTCGCACACCTGCAAACGGATCACGAACGGTAGACACCATCCGCTTTTCCGCGTACATCGTAACAAAGCCTGGGGCCGTCTGTTCCATCATTTGAATGCTCATTTCCATAGCATCACCGATGGTCAAGAATCGAGGCCAGTTAGCAAGATAGATAGGATACGAAGCGCTCAGATACGGATTTGGAATCACCGGGAAACCAAACATTCGACCTACAGCAGCACCGTCCTCATCACCGACTTCCAAGAAGATCGGCAGGTTCTGCAAGTCCTTCAGGTCACGAAGAGCTTGGATCGTCGCAGGGCGAACGTGCCAAGCATTCCCAGGCAGAGCCCAGTATTGAGACGGGAACTTGCCTACAGCAGCAGTCAGGTCAGCGTACGCAACAGCAGTCGTTGCCGTCTGGGTTGCAATCGTGTGGATGCCGTTGGTGATAGCGGTCCCAGAAGTACCAAATGCCGACGTAGCACCATCAAGGTACATATTCAGTCCACGAAGCCCTGACGTAGCGCCTGTGGCCGTCGTAGTGGACCCGGCTTGGTCGTTGTTGACTGCCATCGATGCGCCCTCAAGGGCCGCGAACTCGAGCATCAGGTCTTCTACTAGGGTCGCTTCCAGTGAATTCACATCAGAAAGCACAGCAGATCGAACCGGAAAACTAGCAGCAATATCCCGTACAGGAAGTTTCCAGATTACCGTGTCGATATTCGGGCTGCCAGTGTTATTGGCAGGCGTGTATCCCCACGGAGTGGAATTCGTTGCGTTACCAGTTTTGGCAACAAAAAGAGCATCTGACCCATTCACAGGCATTTGCCGAGAACCCATGCGAAATGGGTTCGCTTCGCGAAGCGCTGCGAATGAGTCATCAAAAACAGTCCGACCACCTTTGTCCAGACCGGAACCTGTCAGAGCCGATGCTTCCGACAAGTCAATCGTGACTTGCCGACCCTCATGGATAGATTTCTTGATTCCGTCTAGGATTTTGTCGATCATGGCTGTTCCTTTTAATGGGGGCCGAAGCCCCCGTCCATTAAGCTGCTGCGGTGGCAGTCGAGCGATAACGGATCAGTGCGTTGGGGTCACGCACCGAGGTGCCCAGGCGCTTCTCACCGAAGAAGGTGATGAAGCCAGGAGCGGTCTGGTCGTAGCGGCGAACCACCATGCTCAGACGATCAATGATGGTGTGAGCCTTTTGCCAATCACCGAAATACATCGGGTAGCGAGAAGCAGTACCAGCAGCAGCGGTCGTCGGCTGGCTCGGGTTGTCGAGGTACTTGTTGACCACAACATCAAAGCCCAGCAACTGGCCCACGATACCGTCAACACTCAGACCTTCATTGCGGTTGAAGATCGGAGCGCCTTGGGTGTCACGCAGAGCGCGAATGCCGTTCAGCAGGATCGGGTTGACCATGATCTTGCAAGCAGGCGTCCAGTATTCCTGGGGCAGCGCGTAGATCATGTTGATAACGTCGGTATAGATGACGCTGTTAGCGCCAACCGTATTGACGTTGGAGGTCAACTGATCGTAGGTAGCAAGGCTATGAAGACCAGAGGTCGAACCCGTACCAGACGTACCAAACGCCGCTGCCGAGGTCGTCCCACCAGCGTACGGAGAGTTCGCGCCACCGTACTGATCCAGACCACGCAGACCATCAGCGCCACCAGTAGCCACCGAGGTGCCAGTGCCGCTTTGGTCGTTGTTCTGCACCATCGACTGAGCTTCAGCCTGGGCGAACTCCATCAGCATGTCGTCAACGACAACCGCTTCCAGACCATCGATGTCGTCCAGAGCCGCAGTGCGGATCGGGAACTGCACGTTGATGTCCTTCAGCACGATCTGCCAAATGGTCGTGTCTTCAGTGGTCGTTGCCCCGTTGTTCTGGATGCCGTAGCCCCACTGAACACCAGCGTTGCCGCTCTTCACGCGGAACTGATAGGAAGAACCATCAGTCGTCACCGTGCGAGACAGGCCGCGCATGGGGTTAGCCAGACGCAACGCAGCGAACACCGGGTCGTAAGCGGTGCGGCCGCCCTTGCCGTCGCCACCAGCGGTCAGCGCAGATGCTTCCTTCAGGTAGGCATTCATCTGCTCTTCGCTCTGGAACATCACCAGTTCTTTTTCAAACTGGCTCTTGCCGTTGGAGATGGTCTTCAGTTGCTCACGCACCATCCGGTTCACATCCTGGCGGATCGTCTTGGCAGGGGCCTGGATGATGCCGGGGGCTTGAACGGAGGCGACCTTGGCTTCCAGGGCAGCGATCTTCTCGCTGACTTCAGCCTTCACCGACTCAACGGCGCTTTCGAGCTTGGCGGTTTGCTGGGCTTCGATCTGATCCAGCTTTTCGATGATAACGGTAGACATCTTCAACCTTTCAGTTTTTGGGACAGGACGCGGAGCAACTCACGCTCTTCAAGAGCCTGGAGGATTTCCGCTTCATTGGTCACTTCCGCGTCAGACTCACTCTGGTGCGGCGCAGTAAGCTCCTCTTTCACAGCATCACGCTGTTCCAAGACTTGCTTAAAAGTAGACGCGGCAGTGACCGCATCTTTCCTAGATAGCCCTGCCTCACGCAGAGCCGACTCCAGAACCTTGAGATCAGCAGAACCGTCAGGCCGGAAGAACTCCAGCTTCTTGACTTCTGCCATCGGGTTATTCGGGTACATCACTACGGACACCTCCCGCAAACCACCGTTGGTGATCTGGAAGTACCCTTCTCCCATGTCGTCTTGATTGCACATGGACCCGTCTTCTTTGACCATGCAGTATTCGTCTGCATAGGCACCAACAGACACGCCACCAAACATATTGGGGCTTTCGGTCATTATCTGATACAGGTCAGAGCCACTGGTGGTGTTGACGAACAACCTGCCACTAGCGTTCATGCCCTCATCATCAAACTCGAAGTTGGTCCACTCACCAACAGGCATGCTGTCGCTGTTGTGATTCAGGAACATAGGCAAAGGCTTGCCCATCTTCTGGAACTCTTGGGCCCAGGCAGAAAAGCCTTCAGGACGGTAGTAAAACTTACGACCGTCCGCGCCCTCGCGGGCTCCCCACGTAGTGACGCGGGCTTCAATCTTTCCGGTCTGTTCCTCGGACTTTTTTTCCGGCAGGTTTAGACTTGCTTCGCAGACCAGTTGGACTTGCTTCATTGATTGCCCCTAACTTGATAGCTTGATTATCGTCTTTTATCTTGTGGGCAATAACTTTTGACCTATTCGCAACTGATGCCGCCAAGATGCGAAGATAGTTCACTGATTGCATCATACACCTTTTACATCATTGCCAACAATATGGCAAATTCTTCGTCATGTAGATTTTTAGTAGATGATGTAATCGCAAGTCCTACACCCGACGCCAAATTATTGCCATACACCACGCATTCTGCATCTACTCGAATTGACCCGATTGCAGATGGTTTACCAATATTTGCCTTTACTTTGACAGGCTGAACGTAGACGCTTGCATCTTGTTGTTCTTCCTTTTTCTTGGGCTTGTTATAAGGTTCAATGAACCTATAAGAGCCGCCGCCACCTTGAGGCGGAGCAGGAGGCTCTCCCTGCCCACCGAAAAGCAAGCCTGAAAATAGCGCTCCACCAAGAAGACCGTTTCTAAGTAGCATCGATGATCGGCGTGCCGTTGCCCTGCGCGTCGGGGCTGAACGTGATGCGCGGCGTGGTGCCGTCCTGCGCCATGTATTCCTGGGTCGCCGAGCCGAGCCCAGATCGAGCGCCGGCCAGCGCAGCTAGAACTACGCGCATGATCTCCTCTGCCGTGAGCGTCTCAAGAGGCGTTGACCATACCTCGGCAGCAATCGTGGCAGGGCTGGCTCCACCTCCAGCGCTATTCAAAAGTTCCCCCATGCTGCCTGGAGTGTTGTAAACACTAGCTAGTGATTCCCAAACGGCGGCAGACAGCGATTGCGGACTCAACTCTGTAAAGGGTGTGATATTCCCAGATAGATTGCCCGTGGCTCGAGGTGTTGCGCTGGCCGTGAACTGCACCAGCGTAGTTCCAATGGCATCAACGACAGCACCAAGTGTTGCGTTATTTACAGTAAACGTGACTGCCGTATTACCAGCGGCTAACAGGGCTCCAGCCAAATTGGCGGCTAGATTGACCGTGATGGACGTTGAACCAACAGCCGATACGATAAGTTGACCATCGGCAGGGTTTACGGTTACGGCAACCGTTGTATTGCCGGTGATATTGACGCCAGCCGCTAGATTCAACGTCCCAGGCGTTACCGTCACCACGCACTGCGTGAACGACGACATCGCGCCCGGCTTGTACGGTAGCACCCAGGACGAAGGTGCGAGGTGCCCGCTGGGGATGCCCGCCAGCTTGGACGGGATGCCCTCGCCCACGGACTCGTTCATCCGGTCGCCACGGCCCCACATGGAGCGCAGCGTGCCGGGGTCGCCACCGATCAGGCGCAGTGGCAACTGCGCCAGGATCGTGGTGTTTTGCTTGAGTGCCATCAGCCCCAGCCGAACTCAGCCGCGCCGTAGAAGTTGGTGTTGGCCGCAGTGGCCGCGCCAGCAAAGTAAAGCCATGTCAGACAGGCACCATCCATCACGCGAGGCAGGCTTGGCAACTGGTTGAGCAGATCGCGCTCGGCAGCGACGGACACCGTGGTCAGAGGCAGCGTCAGCAGGGGCTTCGCAAGGCACAGCGCCCCGGTGCCGGTGTTTGCGGCGGACATGGTGACCGAGGCCACGTTGGACACGCCTGTGTCACCGCTTGCCAGCGGCAGGAACGGACCGTAGTTGTTCGCCGCCGTGCCCGAGTGGCTGATGTGCGGCGTGATGGCCGAGGCGGTCATGGCCACGGTGACCGGCAGCGTGCGTCCCGAGGTGGGCGTGGTGTTGGAGTAGCTGACCGCGATGTTCTGCGCCGTCGCGCCTGCAGTTGCGGTCTGCACCCAGAACAACCTGCACCCGGCCCCGTTGGTGTAGCGCAGGCTCGGCGTGCCCGTCAGCGTCTGAGCCACAGCGCTGTTGTTGCTGATGCCGGGCCAGTAGCCTTGCAGATCGACCAGCATGAGCTGTCCAGGCACCCCGGTGGCCACGCCCGTGAGCGCTTGCACGTTGAGGATGTGCTTGGTGTCGGGGCTGACGTTGCCGCCGTGCGGCAGCCCGAAAATCTGCGTGCCGTTGCCTGTTGCGGCGTCGCATGTCCTCCAGGCCAGCGCGGTGCCAGCCCAGGCGTTTGCGACAGGCGTTCCGCCCAGCGCGCTGAAGTCGTACCACCGGCCAGCCGTGTAGGCGGCAGCGCCCGTGATCTTGTTCCAATCGGAGCGGTTGAACTTTCCGTTTGTGATCTCGTTGACGAGATCGTCCATCGATGAGAAAGGCATGGTTATCCCCAGGCAAATTGCAAGAAGCCGCGCAGTAACGGAGCGTTCGCGCTGCCGTTGTTCAGTATCCAGTTGAGGTACGCG